AAATACTCCTAACAGTGATGACGCAAGTACTGATTGGTTTGATGTAGAAAGTAATATATCTTTATCTGCTTCAAGCAGTATATACCATAAAACATTTACATTAAATGCTAATTGGTTAAGAATATTGCATACACCTACAAGTGGTAGTATAGACAAAATTCTGGTTAGAAACTAATTGACTTTTTGTACTTTTTTGTTATAATATCCGTATGGATATAGACTTTCTTGTAGAAAAGGTACATCGCCTCCTTTTAGATAATTTACCTGTTAGGACTAGTAAAACTCCTAGTGGATGGATCACTATGGATTGTCCTATGTGTAGTGACAAAAGGAAAAGAGGCGGTTTAATAACTACAGGTGCAAGGATTAGTTATAATTGTTTTAACTGTGGTTTCACAACAGGCTGGGCACCTAATCCTGCTTTAGGAAAAAAATATAAAGATTTAGCAACAACGTTAGGTGTATCTACAAGCGACATACACAAAGTACAAATTGAATTACTAAAATATAATGATGTTTTAGAGCAAGAGGAAGTATCTGATTACATATACAACCTACAAAAATTTAACACGGAGAAACTGCCAGAAACAGCCGTAGCCGTAGAAGATTTACCAGATACACATAATGTTAAGCAATATGCAATTCAAAGGGGACTACTTGGTCTATATCCACTGCTATACTTTAATGAAAGTTTATACAAGCAGAGATTGGTTGTCCCCTTTACTTACAATAATGAACTAGTAGGTTGGACGGCAAGGCATGTAAATCCTCCTAACAAACAAACTCCAAAGTATTTACATAAAATACAGCCTGGTTATGTTTTTAATATTGATAGATTTGCAGACAGTAAACGTGAAATAGTTATTGTAACAGAGGGTGTATTTGATGCCATACAACTTGATGGTGTTAGCATACAGGGTAATAGTGTTACTCCAGAGCAGGCACACTTAATTGAAAAATTAGGTAAACGTGTTATACTATGTCCAGATAGAGATAGTGCAGGTAAAGAATTAATTGAGCAGGCATTAGAGTTAGGTTGGGAAGTAGGCTTTCCTCCCTGGAGTAATGAAGTAAAAGATGCCGATGAGGCAGTTTTAAAATATGGAAGGCTGGCTACTGTGGCAAGTATTATTAAACATGCTACAGATAATAAATTAAAAGCACAAGTAAAGGCAAAAATGATATGAGGGAAAAATTTAATCACTGGAAACATGTATGTAAAATACATTGGAAAGAAATTGTAACTCTTTCTATAGCATTACATTGGGTAGTTGATTTATTAATTTTAGGGCCTATAGTTTTCTTTTTAGGTGTATTATTTGGAATACATTTAGATCATGGACATTAAATGAATTTATATACAAATGGTTGTAGTTTTACAGCAGGAACAATAGTAGATCAGTCTTTATTAGGCAATAAAAAATTTGGTAAACCAGATTGTGTTAATTGGACATCGTTCTGTAAAAAAGGACAATATGGTACTGTAGATTACTTTGATACAATAGTTAATAATGCTATTGAGGGCGGAAGTAATCATAGGTTATTTAGGCAAACTACAGACTTTATAAATGAAACTGAAAATTTAGATGATTGGATTTTTGTATTACAATTATCTGATCCTGTAAGATTTGAACTTTTTTATGAAAAGTATGGCGCCTGGATAGGCATTATAAAGGATATGCATTTTACAGAGGATAGAGTTTTACAGGAAACAGCAGATGTAGTAAAAGAAGTAGAAGACTTCTTTATTAGACTTATAATGCCTACAGTTTTCCTTACAAGAACAGAACAAGAAGGGATATTTGAATTATATAACATGGTAAACACTTTTATAGAATTATGCAAACATAAAAATATTAAATATTTAATTACAGGCATGAGTAATAAGTGTATGCCAAATGTATTTGAATATTCTGGAAGAGATGATCAACCTTTTAACGGATTAGATTTTCCTGTATTTGATACTAGTAATTTTATTTTACCTATATCAAATGTTGCAAGAGAACATATAATTCATCAAAGTGATCCACATCCAAACGAAATAGGACATAGTTTAGTGGCAAGATATATAATAAATGAGATAGAAAAAAGATGGCAGATATAAAAACATATAACGAAGAAACACAGGAATTATTTTTAAGATTTTTATTAAGTGATCCTGACTTATTTGCAAGATGTCAAAACATTGTAAAGCCTGATTATTTTAATTTAAAATACAGAAAGGCAGTTGACTTATTTGTAAGTCATAGCACAAAACACAATGCTATTCCTACGCCTGAACAAGTTAGTGCTGTCGCAGGTGTAATATTAGAGCCTATTCCAAATGTAACTCCAGATCATCATGAATGGTTTATGAATGAATTTGAAACATTTTGTAGACATAAAGCATTGGAAGAAGCAATAATCGAAAGTACAGACTTGTTAGAAAAACAAGATTATGGTACTGTGGAAAACAAAATTAAAGATGCAAGTCAAGTAGGACTTGTGAAAGATTTAGGATTAGATTACTTTGAAAATCCTAAAGAGAGATTGGAATGGATTAAGAAACAGGCAGGTGCAGTTAGTACAGGCTGGAAAGGTATAGATCAGAAACTGTATGGTGGCCTAAACAGAGGCGAAATGACAATTTTTGCAGGTGGTTCTGGTGCAGGTAAAAGTTTGTTTTTACAGAACTTTGCAGTAAACTGGGTACAAGCAGGTTATAATGTTGTATATATAAGTTTAGAGTTAAGTGAGCAGTTAATTAGTATGCGTCTTGATGCCATGGTAAGTGGCTTTGGCACTAAAGAAATAATGAAAAACATTGATGATGTAGATTTAAAAGTGCGTATGAAAGCAAAAGGTGCCGGCAGACTTAGAGTTAAACAGATGCCTAATGGTGTAAACGCAAATGATATAAGAACATTTTTACGTGAATATGAAATACAATGTGGTGAAAAAGTAGATTGTTTACTTGTTGATTATTTGGATTTAATGATGCCTATAAGTCAACGTGTAAGTGGCGGCGATTTATTTATAAAAGACAAGTATGTATCTGAGGAGTTGCGTAATTTAGCAGTAGAAAGAGACTTATTATTTGTTACTGCATCGCAGTTGAACAGAGGTGCAGTAGAAGAAATAGAATTTGATCATCATCACATAGCAGGTGGTATTAGTAAAGTGCAAACAGCAGATAATGTTGTGGGTATATTTACAAGTAATGCTATGCGAGAAAAAGGCAGATATCAGATACAGTTTATGAAAACCAGAAGCAGTAGTGGTGTTGGCACAAAAGTAGATCTTAGTTTTGATCCTGATACATTAAGGATTGAAGACTTGGGAGAAGATGAAGAAGACGCAATGACAGTAACTACAAACAATTTAGTTGATCAACTAAAACGTAGTAATTCAATAAAAACAGAAGATCCTGAGCAAACAAGCACAATAGAACAAACGATGAACATGCGAGAGTTCCTGAAGAAAACCGACTTATAATGATAAATAGCATTATAGATAATATTTTTCTGGAGATAACGTGAAGAAAACCCGCAGTATATTAGAGGAACTTAATCAAATCTCTGTCGACAGAGACAGAAACCATGTGGTCTCTAATAGGGGAGAGCATGTTATCAATAGTGCTATAAATTTAATTGAGCAAATCGAAACTTATTTTGACGAAAAAACAGCAAAAGACTTAACTAACAGACTGGTAAACAGTATCAAGGGCAAAGACGTTAGAAAGTTCTCCAGAGGTATTACTAAAATAATAAAAGAATCTCAGAGAGAACAGAAAGATGCTACTTGAAGATTTCAATAAACCCATTATAAAAGAAGCCGTTGATGTGGACAATATTGAACGTCTACTTAATCTTAGTGACACACGAAATGAACCTAAT